ACTTTGTCTACCTTAGCTTCTACCTTACACAATCGTTCATAGATTTCATTGTGTGAGACTTCTCCAGTCATCTCTTACTCCTGATTTCAGTAATTTTCTCTAAACTACGAGAACCGAAGTAAGCACCAAAGCAGAGCATACCCCAATTACCCAATAAAGTGACATAGGCTTCATTGGCATTGTAACCGTAGGCCGACATCATAGCAAAGGTAAAGTAACCTGTGAAGATAGCGATTAAGGACAGAGGACGAATGTTCTTAGATAACCAAGAATCACTGGACATATCTGCCTGCCATCTACCTGTAACATTCTCCTGTTCTGTCTTAAACAGCTCAGTGTCATTGGCCATCTTAGCGAGTTCGCCTGATTGAGCAAGCTCAATAAGCTTCACCTGAGCCTCCGCCTTTTGAGCAGGGTCAGGGAAGAACTTATCTAGTAGCTTTCCTGCGAAGGGTAATAGTAACTCAATCATACGTATTTACTCCTATGTAGCTCAATGTGTACAGCATCGACAAAACCTGTCCAATCAATACCGCAGACAATAGGAATGTTTAACTCCTTAGCCACAGCTTTGACATGATCAGTTACAATACGGTAATACTTAACATCCCATGTAACTTTACCATCAACCAGAACAGCAATATCCACAGCCTTACCTGTCAGATGTCTACTGTTCATCGTCTGAGACTTACCTGCACTAAAGAGTTCCTTTTGGCGCTCCCTAGTGCGTAAGCCTTGATGGAGAAGTCCAGAGGAGATTCTTTGATAGCCTCCTCAATTACTTTCACTAGATCAGGATGTACTCCGCTTAGACGTTCCTTAGATCTGTTTCCGAATGAGAATGTCATTTTATCTACCTGCTTCCTGTGAGAGAGGATACCCAAATAAACCGCCAGTAGGTACAGTGCTTTGCTGGATAGTCTGCCCCAACAACTTAGCTAACTCTGGCCGCTGGCGTAAAAGAGCATCCGTTACTTTAAGACCCGGAGCAGAATACATCGCACTTGTCGCAGATAAGGCTGGGATAGCTACTTGAGGATTGGACAACAACGCAGCTCCTCCTGCGGCGCTCAAGGCTAAACGTCCTTCCAAGGTAGAGTTGACAGGATTACCGATTACCTGCATACCTGTTTCTGCCAGTTCCTGTCCTCGTGCAAGTCCTCGTGCAAAGTTCTTCTTATTACGAGTAACATCCAACTGTTTTACAGCAAGTTGATACTGTTTAGGCGTAAACACTCCGTTTTCAGCGCCTGTATTAGCAGCTGCTTTACTCATGATAGACAAGTCACCGTAAGCGCTATCAATACGGCGAAGAGTAGAAGTCCATTTAGGATTCTGACTCTTAAGTTCTTCTTTGAAAGTCTTTAAGACATTCTGAAGAGCTTCCCCTACATTGCGATCAGAAGCAGAAGCACTATTCAAATATTTACTTGCTTCCTTACGAAGATCAGATTCTATTTGTTTATAGGTAGTTCCGGGAATCTTACTGTTGCTGAACTTATCCAACACAATGTTGTTTAAAACATTAGTTGCTTCTTGACGCTGTGCATCTGAAGTAAGATTAGATTTATTCAAAGAGGAAAGGATACCCGATGTTGTTTTAAAGTCCAAGTTAAAGGACATTTTACCCAATACATCATCATACTTATTTGAAATCTGTTCAGCAGCGTAGTTAACGGCATCTCTTCCTACTACACTAGCTGGCAGTTTGTCATCTACTTTATCTAGTGCTTTATTGATAACAGCTTTATTGTAATCAAATAGAACTTTCTCTCGTGCGCCTCGGATTTGTTCTCCCACCAGTGGCAAGTTCTGAGCGAAATCCTCAGCTTTCTTAAAGACTCCTCCCATTGTCTGTCCCGGAGTTGGTGTAATGCCTAGATCGCGCATTGTCTTTTCTGCTTTGGACACAAGAGGATTAGCAATCTTGGCTACGCCTTGAGCAGCAGCTTCCCCTAACACCCCCATACCGGCTCCAATACCGATTTGAGTAGCTTTTTCAGTAGTGTAATCTCCTTCAGAAGTGACAGGAGTTAATACTGCCTGAGCCGCTCCTGCTGCCGCTGCTGGAATAGCCCGTCCTGTTGCTCCTAACGCCTGTGCTGCCTGTGCTCCACGTAAACCTACTGCAATGTTAGCAGGGTTTACTACGTTACCGGCAAGGCGACTCCAATCTATGCCTTCAGAACCAGATGCTGCACGATTAGCTTGATAGCCAGCTTCTTCAGCTTTGACCATCTCACTAACTCGTTGAGCTTCCGAACCAAAAAACTTACTTACAGGATTAGGAACTGTACCTCCCAAAGACGTAAGCAGTTCTAAGCCTTTGGGAAGAAACTGAGCACCTCCGCTGATAGGGTCTTTTAAGCCCATCAAAAAGCCGCTAGAAGGAGCATTGGCGTCTCCCTCAATCATTTTGATAGAAGATTTAGCAGCAGATTTAGTATCCTCTGTATCTTCAATAAATTTAATACCCATAGTTACTCCACAATAGCTTTTTTACCGCCGACAGTAATTTTAGTACCTTTAGGAAGATTAGCAGCTTCTGCTTCAGCAACAGTATTAAAGGTTGTCTTTAAAGGCTTAAGGGAAGGAGTGTTGAGCGCTTCCACTACATCCTTACCTGCTGGGCCTGCTTGACGAGAGAAGCCTTTAATAACTGTTTCTCTGTTCTGTCTCTTCTGGTCCAACACTGCTTGCGAATCTCCGGGTTGCGGGAAATACTGTTTACGGGCATTCTCGAATTCAGAGGCATTAATTGCAGCACCAGATTCTTGACGCAGAACAGCATTAACAAAGTTGTTTTGAGCTTGTTGAGCCTTCTGGCCTTCCGCTGAGTTAACAAAAGAAGGGAGATAATTAGCAGAAAGCGTATTATAAGTATTCTCAAGATTATTTAGAATACTATGTGCTTCAGCAGCCCTTGTACCAAACGTCAAAGATTTACCTTGGAACTCTGTCAGAGGTTTTTCGCCTTTTAAGGAAGCTGCTAGTTGAGCAAGTTCCTGACGGGATTGAGCAGCCATCTGAGCAATCTGAACCTGTGTAGCGCCTTGTTGACGAGCAACTTCTAATCGGTTCTCAGCAGCAATACGTGCAGCCTCAACCCGTGCAGCGTTGGTATCCTGACGGCCTTGTGTTGTCTGGATACTGGTCATGATCTTGTCTGGATCACCATACTTACGTACAACCTGCAAGTATTGTTCTTCTGTGGCATCTGGCCCTAAAGCAGCCAGCTCTGCACGAAGTTTCTCTTCCTGAGCAGTAGTCAGCTCTACTTTACGTTGTTCAGCAACAGCTTTACCTGTTTGAGCAGCACGTAACTGAGCTTGACGAGCTTGATCCATAACCTGCATCGCCTGAGCACCAAAGCCTTGTCCGCTGAGTGTCTTAGCCAGTGTAGCAAGTCCTTCAGGAGAAGTAGTATCGGCACCTTTCAAGATACCCTGCAAAGCAGCAGCCTTAGCCATCTCAGGATCTTGAGCACCAAGCAAACCCCCAGCAGCGCCTGCCAAGCGATTACCTGCTGTGTAGAAGCCTGCCTGAGCAGCCTGCATAGGACTCAACTGTGCAAACTGTTGAGCTTGTTGAGACAATGCAGCTTCACGTTGAGCCATCAAAGACTCTGGAGTAACTCCGAATAAACTATTCATAACTTCAGCCATAATTACTCCTTATTCGCCCCACTGGGCAGCTAACATACGAGCTTGTTGTGTCTGTGGGTTAGACAGAGCACCAGCTAAGTATTGTTCTTGTTGTCCGTAAGCACCTTGAGGCGTACCTCCAAAGGGGTTAGCCATGTTCGTAAACGCCTTCAACAACTGTTGATTGCCAGCAGCACCCATCAACGAGGCACCTACAGGACTGTAAGCATTGGCAGCGTTAGCAGCGGTCTGAGCGTTGTAGATAGTGTTAGCCGCGTTGGCAGCACCTTGAGTAGTACGACCACCAATGTTCAAGCCTAAGTCCAGAGCACCTTGACCAGCAGATTCCATTGTCTGACCTAAGCCAAACTGAGTCTTCAGAGGATTGTAGCCAGCGGTAGCAATATCCAAGCCAGTACCGAACAATCCTGCACCGAACTGAGTCTGAGCACGGCCTTGTTGCTGTGCCTGAGAAGCCAGTTGTAAGTCCTGCATTGCCTGAGCATTAGCAAAAGCAGCCAATTCAGGGTTAGTAGCTTGCAAGTTACCGCCTTGAGCGATAGACAAACCTTCACGGCCAGAATTGAACAAACCTGTACGCAACTGTGCCAGAGATTGTTCACGGCTCGGAGCCAACAGAGCCTGCTGAGAAGTCATCCACTGCTGTGCAGCAGCTTCAGGAGACTGAGCCAGATACTGATTACCCAGATTGAATAAGCCCTGTTGAGCCGTCTGAGCTTGTTCAGCAGTCTGGAAGCCTTGACCACCGGCTTGAGAGAATAGACGATCACGCATAGCAGCAATGTCAGGAGCTACGTTGTAGCCTGCACTAACTAACTGACCTTCTTTGGCGACCCGTGTTTGATAATCGGACAAAGCCTGATCGTATTCAGCTTGTGTTTGATAAGCAGAACGAGAAGGAGCAGAAACTCCGGGAATACCCATTTGAAAGTTAGAAGTACCAAAGCGAGTGGTCACACCAACGGGACGGAACTTCTGAGCTTCAGCAGCGATACGAGCAGCTTCTACGTTAGACTGTGCAGCCGATTGAGCTGCGTCTGCCTGCATAGAAGAACCTAGCAAGCCCATGCCTGCACCAATAATAGCACCAATAGGCATCTTACGCCTCCTCTTTCTGCTTAATTAAAACATTATCAATTTTATTCATATCTGTCTCGAATGTATGATGAATACAGAACCAAGTTGAATCCTCTAAAGCGAGGATAGTATGGTTGATGCCTTTTCTGATATTGATACAAGCAGGGGCTTCAAACACTTCATTAACATCATTATCAAATAATACTCTTACCTTCCCTTTACCGAGGATACTCAAGTGATCATATTCATGCTTGTGTTGACAGGCAATAGATCCTTTGGGTATGTCCATCTGTTTAGCATATAAGCCATCGGAGAAATGATGAAGAGTATTATTATCCATGTTTTTCTTTATTTTTTGTTAACTACTTTTGGAACAAATTCTGAAATTTCCCCAAACTCTTTAGCTGCAATTCGAGCAAAGATTTCTTTTCCGTGTTCGGCAACATCATTAGGACTTGCTGTAAAAGGCAAAGAAAAATCCAATTCTTTTACAGTCAAATCGCAGTCAATTAGAGTATGTTCTTCATTCATCCAAACTGGATTTTTAACATCTACAAGTGTTAATTTCATATGTATTCCTTATGCTACCCGCAAAAATAAAGCAACAATAGAGTAAGTAGTCCCTGTGTTAGGGATTGAACTCATAAGTTTCCATGTTCCTGTTAGAGCCGGGCCTTGCGCCGAAGCAAACCAAGCATTTCCGAAAAATAAATCATAACAGAAACAAGCAGGCTGTAAAGATGAACCGGAAACGTTTGTTCCTGCTTGCACTGTAGACGATGTACTAATTACAAGTTCGGCATAAATATATGTCCCTACTGCACTTGCTGAAGAACCGGCAGTAGCTCCTAAAACTTGAGATGTCGTAACTGTAGTCACAGTACTTGAACTGCCTGTTACATTGATAGGCCAATCTCCTGAAGCACCTGTACCTGTTTTAGTCGGAGCATCATCAGCAATCTGAGCCACAACAAAAGCAGTAGTAGCCAACTGAGTAGTATTAGTACCTGAGGAAGCTGTTGGAGCAACAGGAGTACCGATAAACGTAGGACTATTCAGGTCAGCCTTGGTAGCCACAGATGTAGCAATATTATTGAATTCAGTATCGAACTCAGTGCCTTTAATAATTTTTAAAGGATTACCAGTAGCAAGAGAATCCTTACTGGCAAAGTTAGTTGATTTTACGTAATCAGTCATTATACAATCTTTCCGTTCTTAGCTTGGATCTCGATCTTTTGAATAGACAGAGGAGTTCCTTGGATGTCTGCCTCGTATCCTGTTTGGATGACTTTACCTGCCCCTGTAGGATATGCAACTAAAGTTTGTAATGCTGTACCATTAGAAAAGGTAGATGTACTAACATTATACTCGTTTATGCCAAAATAAGCAACCCCTTGAGCGGGAATATTTACGGTTTGGGCATAGTAGTTACCGGAGAAGTCATAACCCCACTTCATCGCAACATACTGATTAGCACCACCAATGACAACCACTGAAAGTTTCTTAAGCACAGATGTAACTGAGGGAGCGCCTAAGTCAGTGTGGTTGGTAAAGTATTGAAAACGGTAAGTAGAGGTATTATCTAAATACCCAGTATATGTTCCAATGTAGCCAGCTTTACCAATTAACAAAGAACCATCTGAGCGATAACAAAAGCTCTTAGGTTCAATACTATCCCAAGTAGTTACACGAGCAGAGCCATCTTGAAGAGTAGTCTTCATGTCAAAACAATATACTGTCTTCAAAACAGGCAACGTAAGCAAATAAAATGCTTCACGGGGACTATACACAGCCTTGATAGTTGCTTTATCTTCACTAGCTACAGCAGACAGTAGATCATTACGTACGTTTTTAGACAGGTCACGCAAAGGAGCAGACTTCTCTTGAATTGTGCGTAAAATACTACGAACACCTGTATCCGACAAAAAGATAACATCTGTTCCTGTGTTAACTACCGTGTCACGGGCAATGCAGCCAATGCCTGTGATAGTGTCGTACAAGGACATAGTAGCCGGGTTATTAGCGCCTTGATACACAAGGATATTCTGCTTACCAAAGATAAACAAGAAGTTGTTGTGTACAGCCAGAGCAGTAATAATATCCCCTCCTTTAGGCCACACAGTAGTGGTATCTAACGTACCTGCTGTCCCTGAGCCGAACTTATGAGGATTCTTTAAATCAGACCATTGAACAGTTACCTTGTCGGTAGTTGTGTCTGCGTTCCAGATACGACCCAAAGCAGAGATTACAATATTTGCTAACTGGACTGTGCCGTTATAGCCTGCTTCTTGGTCAACTCGATAGTACGTAGTGGAGGAAGTAGCAGGATCAAAGCCAATAGGTACGTGTCCTCGTTGGTAGAAGTAAAGGTCACCATCTAAAAAGGCGGTAGACCAGTTACTATCTGTGATCGTTGGAGCAGTTCCTACACCGTTAAAGGTAAGTTCAGTGAGAGCGCCAGAGGAAAGCTTAAAGAGTTTATTGTTACCGGCACACAGAGTGTAAGTAGTTCCATCTTTATCCACTAACTCAGTAATAGTTTTAATATCAGCAGTACCTAAAGCAGACGAAGTTGTATTAGCTTTAGTCCACCCCTTACGAGAACCCACACGACCGTATTGATCAATAACACAGTTGTTAGCCACCAAAGCAAAACCAGAAGCTAAATCTAGTGAACTATCTTGGGTATTCAGACCATAGAAGCCCGGAGCAGTGATACTAAATGTTTGGATCTGTTGGCTCATACAGCCTCCCAACCATCTTCCTCAACAAAGCGAGAACTCTCAATAGCGATAGCGTCAGCCAACGATGCCTTATACAAGCCATAGGCTTCAGAGCTATTCAAGCCACCGTCTTCACCACGCTCAACCAAGGCACGGGCAAATGCACCTAAGATGACAGGCTCCGAAGGAACCAACATTGTGCTACTATCAGTGCTCAGAGCTAACTGAGGTACGTACAATTGAACATTGATAGCATAAGCAGCGTCAGGAACAGGCCAGAGCATTACCTTAGCATCTCCGTTGCTGTCGATACCGTTGAAGCAGTAGTAGTTAGGAGAACCCTTTTGAGGAGATCCTGTAGAACCACTCCATAAGTTATAGGTAGCTAAAGAGATTGTCTTGAGGCCAATATACTTGGTAGTATTGTGTAACTCACTGACCTTGTACCGAGAACCAGAACCTGCAATGGAATACGTTGAAGTATTGTCAGCAGTGGTTACAGGGATGTCAGTGATCAGTGCTGACCACTTATAAGAATCCTCTACTTGTCTCTTGGCATCATTGACCAACTTACCAATGAGCTTAGAGAGTACGTTTTCTTGGACGGTAGATACTTCAGGTTCGCGCATACGAACCAAAACATCATTGACCAGTTCTAGGTAAGTTGGTAATGCCATTATTATTTAGCTTTCTTCTTTGGTTTAGATTTGCCAGCCTCAGACAGGGCGATAGCAATAGCTTGTTTACGATCAGTAACAACAGTACCACCTTTGCCACTATGTAGAGTACCTTCTTTGTACTCTTTCATGACTTTCTCTTCTTTAGTCTTTTTCTTCTTTGTCGCCATTACTAGCTCCTTTTACTTTACGTTTACGAGTAACGACTTCCATAGAAGCCTGCTCTTCAACAATCTCATACCACTCAGGATTAGAGCGAAAGCTATCAATATCAACCTTACTCTTCACAACTGCAATAGTCTGTGGACGATTACTTGTCTTCATTTGAAAGCGTACCATATATTCTCCTTTGTTTATAACTCACAGCGTAAGTGATAAATAAAAGAGAGCCCCGAAGGGCCCTCCTCAACCATTAGGCTGCCGAAGCGTCCACGATGATTGGCACAGCGCCGTAGTCACGCAGTTCGGCAACGCCGTACAGAGTGTCAGCAGTGAACAAGTTACCGAGGTATTCCTGTTTGTACTGAGTCTGAGCACGAACGCCGATCTGCTCAACCAGAACAGCCCAATCGCGGTGGAACATCAGAGCAGCGCGGTCAGTGTTGGTGTTACCAGCAGCAGTGTCGCAGTTGGTAGACACATAGACTTTCACGCCATAGATGTCACCGAACTCGCCGTTCATCAAGGTAGAACCAGTGCCTTTGAAGGCTTGCTCGGTGAAACGAGCGATACCCAACATAGAGTTACGGGCAACAGGAGGAACCACCAGCGAACGACCGTCCATAGGCACGTCTTGATCGTCCAGCAACTGAATAGCTGCACGGATACCCGCATCAGCGATGTTGGCAGCGTTAGACGAACCGGAAGTGTAGGCAGCGCCGGTAGAACCGATGATGCCGCCTGTGTAGGCTTGGTTAGCGCCGTTGCCGCCACGAGCAGCGCGGCCCAGTTGGATCAACGAAGAGTCAACCTTCTTGCCCAGAGCAAAGCCAGCATCATCAGTGTAGAAGCTACGCAGGCTCGACAGAGCTTGTGCTTCCACGATGTCTTCGATCAAGCGGCTGTACTCGAAGTGTTGGTTGATAGAGACTGCGATGTCGCCTTCAGTGGCGGCAATCAGAGTCACTTGACTGCCTGCTGTCTTAGCAGAAGCGTCACCACGGACAGGCGAAGGAATGTGAACGGTGTCACCCTTTTTACCCTTGAACGACATCTTCTTCACCAGATTAGCCATCACGAGGGATTTTTTGTATGCAGCAACAATCTCATCGCTCCAAACTTCAGGGATGAAGGTTGCGGCGGTAGTGACTGTAACGTTATTAGTACCTAAAGGCATTTGAATACTCCTATAATTTCAATTAAAGATTTGTTTAGATTTTGTGATTAGATCACTTGACTCGACCTTCGCTGTAAGCAGCCATAATTTCAGGTTGTAGGTGCTCATAACGATCTGGATCGGTCATCTTAAGACGGATTAAATCCGCACGACGATACACTTTCTTTGCAACTTCGCCAGAACCTCCAGAATCAACACCAGCGGCCTTTAAGGCTTGTGCTTTCTGTTGTTTACCAGTTTCCTGTACGTTGTTGTTGCGAACTTGCTTAAGTTCTTTGTATGTGCTCAAGAGTTCATCAGCAGCACTGAAGTCAAACTCTGCGTCTGCTTTAGCATACAGACCCATACGCACTTGGCTTGCTTTAACCCATTCTTGGAAACCTGTGTCTTGGACAACGGTTTGCATATCAGGATGTTTAGCTGAAAGCTGCTGTGCTGTCTTCATCCGTTTAAATTCAAGGTTAGCTTGTTTAGCTTCCAGAACTGCGGGATTGTTCTCAATAGCACGTTTAATAGAATCTTGAGGGTTCTCAAAGAAATCTACTTCGGGCGCACTCTCGACAACAGGTTTATTATCTTCTTCGAGTTGCCGTTTAAGGAGTTGATCTGCTAAAGAACGAACTTCGTGAACTTCCTGTGCTTGCTTACCAATCATCTTTTCAGCTTCTTGGTGCATTTTAACAATATCCTCAATGGACTTGTTCTTATACTTCTCAGGAATAATCTTGTCAATTACGCTTTCAGATACTTGAGTTTGTTCCTCTTGAGGAGTCTCTTGAATCTGTTCTTCAATCTCGATCTCTTTACCGTCAAACGATTCGGTTTCAATAAGTGCCATACTGTCTTTCTCCTGTCTCTTATGAGATTATAGGACTATAAAATGTGTCTATACTGATTTCTCAGTACCTACCCGTGAAATGAAATGAGGTTATTCCGGAACAGCGTAAGAGGATTTCCTCTCAACTGCCAGCTTCTCACTTCGTTTTCGTTCCCATGCGTCATACGCAGAAGGAAATGCACCAGAGATGCCTTCCAACCGTGAACGAACCATAGAAACAATTCTGGTTGAGTTCTTACCGCAGGCTCGACAAGCGAGTTCCCTTACGGTTTCATCAACCAACGCTTCAGAGATGTGGCCATCTTCACAAACAAACTCGAACATTCGGCGCATTATTGTGCCTCCTGCTTAAGCTGCTCATAAACATCTTCACAAGTCTTCTTGCGATTTAAAATAAGATCCAGAATATCCAGTTGGCCCTGACGATAAGATAATGTTTGTGCGTCTTTGACCGTGCGGATATTTTCTAGTTCTTGCTTTAACTTTGTAAAGTCCTCCATCAAGAATGACCACCCTTGAGTAGCCATTGTTGAGAAGGATTCTTCGTAATAAGTTGCTAAGGATTGTTCCATTGGAGTCCTTTATAGTTGTACATTTTACTATTATACCACATTTGGTATTACTTTGTCAAGTATTATTTGTGGATGCGAGTAAAATAGAGATTAAAGTGTTTTTCTGCTCTTCTGTCAGATTTGCAAAAGGATCAGTAGGCTGTTCCAATATAGGCTCAGGAGCAGGCTCTAAAACCCACACCTGATGCCATACATTATCAGCGTCCTGCTCTGGTTCTTGCTCAACTGCTACCATTCCTGCTTCTCTCGGAATAGGTGTAGGCATGACCAATGGAATACCTTCAGCTTGCAAGAGTTCAATATTGGCATTGGCAGGGATGCTGCCGTCAGAGTTCAATAGAAATTGTTTTGGCATTTGTGTCCTTAGAAGAATGTGGTTATACGAATATACCCGCCAGCTCCATTACCTCCAGCGCCTGAGTTGACACCATGACCGGCTCCTCCGCCTCCTCCGCCTCCTGAAGGGTACCCTCCGTTACCTCCAGAGCCTGCTGTAGTTGTACCAGAACCGCCACCACCACCACCATCGCCACCTACAAAGTATGCGACTGAATTACTGCCTGTTCCGCCATTGGTA